GTTCTAAAAGTGGTCAAATATGACGAATATCAGTCAAATTTTTTCCAGCCGATGTCCAGCCAGTGTCCAGCCCAAACGCAGTAGTTCCAATGCCTGTGGAGGTGGAGTGTCCAGCCGATGTCCAGCCAGTGTCCACAGATAACAATATATTAAATAACTTACTACCTAACGGTAGTAAGTATGTCGCAAATGACCAGAAACCCGCTGTAGAGAAAAAGTCACGTTTGTCATGCGATGAAGTATGGCAATGCCTGAAAGACGAACTGCCTGAAGCACGGGGATGGAGATGCCTCACTGATGAGCGACGCAATCTGATCCGCACCTTCTGGGGTAAGGCTAACAAAATTGCTCGCAACCTGGACGGAAAGCCGATGGATATGGACGGTTTCAGAAGCTATCTGCGCTACATTGCTCAGAACTGCCGCTGGATGCTTGAAGACCGACCAGACCAGAAATCCGGGAAGACCTGGCGCCGCATGAAATTCGATAAGTTCCTGACCGAAAAGCTCTACATCGAAGTGCGCGAGGGGGATCGTGATGACCGCTGAATTCATGGCTGTACCTCATAACCTCGAAGCAGAGCAGAGCGTTATCGGTGGCCTGCTGCTGGATGATGACAACAGCGAGCGAGTCCAGAAGGTTCTGGCGATGCTCAAGCCTGAGTCGTTCTACAGCCGACCTCACCAGCTGATCTTTGCCGAGATGCGCCAGATGTTCCGCGACAACAAGCCAGTCGATGGTCTGACATTGTTCGACGCGCTCGAAGGTAAAGGGCTCGCTGAGCAGGTTGGTGGCTTTGCTTACCTTGCGGAGATCGCCAAGAACACTCCCAGCGCTGCAAACATCGTAGCTTACGCAGCATCAGTCCGGGAAGCCGCAATGGAGCGCTACGGTATCAACCGCCTGACCGAAGCTACTGAGCTGCTGTATTCCCGTAACGGCATGAGCGCTACGCAGAAGTACGAGGCCATTCAGGGTATTTTCACCCAGCTCGCAGACCATTCAAAAACCGGCAGCCGCCGAGGGTTGAGATCGTTTGGCGAGGTTATGGATGACTGGGTAGCAGATCTGGAGAAACGCTTTGACCCTTCAGGCGAACAACGCGGCATGAGTACCGGTATACCGTCACTCGACCGAATGCTAGCGCCGAAAGGTCTGGTTAAAGGCTCTCTGTTCGTGATTGGCGCAAGGCCAAAGATGGGCAAGACAACCCTGTACGGGCAGATGGCGATCAACTGCGCAGTTCGTGAGAAAAAGCCAGCGCTGATGTTCAGCCTGGAAATGCCAGGCGACCAGATCCTCGAGAAACTGGTTGGTCAGAAGTCCGGCATTAATCCGAGTATTTTTTACATGCCCGCCACGGATGACGCCGATGACCAGTACCAGGGCGACTACGACGGCGACTTTAAGAAGGCGATCGCCACAGCCGGGAGACTGAGTGAAATCGACATGCTGTACATCGACGACACTCCTGGCTTGTCACTGGCGCATATCGTTACCGAAAGCCGCCGAATCAAACGCGAGAAGGGCTGCGTAGGCATGATTCTTGTTGACTACCTGACGCTGATGACCGCCGAAAAGGCCGACCGTAATGACCTGGCCTACGGGATGATCACCAAAGGTCTGAAGAACCTCGCCAAAGAGCTTGGCTGCGTCGTCGTGCTGCTGACCCAGCTCAACCGCGAACTGGAGAAGCGAGTGAATAAACGCCCGTTGCCGAGCGATTCCCGCGACACAGGGCAGATTGAGCAGGACTGCGACTACTGGGTTGGTATCCACCGGGAAAGTGCTTTCGATGACAGCGTGCCGCCGGGAGAAACCGAGTTAATACTGCGACTCAACCGCCACGGCAGTACCGGAACGGTTTATTGCAATCAGAACAACGGGGCAATTTACGACACAGACCAGCAGGCCGCCGCCGCAGAACGCCGCGGGCGTGAGCAGCAGCCGAAAAAGAAAGGGGGGTTCTAATGACCATAACAATCCGTGGGCAGATTCTTGCAGCCCTGCGTAATAACCCGGGCCTGAACAGTGCTCGTATTGCCAGCATGATCGGCATGACCACCAAAAAGATTTCCGGCCCGCTAAGCACGTTGTTTGCAGACGGCCTGATCGAGTTCGAAGGCAAGCATGGCCAGCGGCTGTATCGGCTGAACAACTACGGCATGAAATACGCACCGGAAACCATACCGGCCATGCCGAAGGGGAATTCGAAGCTGGTGCAGCGCACAGATACGAACGTGATCTGCCAGGAGTGCCGCAACAGTCCGGCGATGAGAAGGGTATTGATGGTTTGGGGGAGGGTAGGGGTATGACAAACGTAAGCGCAGTAGAAAAAATGGCTGAATTAATGCAGCAGATGGAAGAGAACTCGCCGCGAGTGGCTGCTCTCCAGTATTGCTTGACCCAGGTTGCGGAAAAAGTCGAAGAAGCAGAAAAGCGCAATGCGGAGCTTGAAGCAAGATGCGCGGCGCTGGCTGCGGAGAATGCAGCGCTGAAGGAGCTAATCGAGCAGCACGCTAATAGTGTTGCTGTGTGCCCGAATTGCTCTCATGAAGAGCCGAGCGAAACTGACGATATCGTTGCGCTTTATCGTTCTCTGGAAACCCCAGCGACCGACGCTTTCCTGGCTGAAGTGCGAAACGAAGCTGGCGCGTTAGCAGTTGAGCTGTTTGCTCAAACTCTCGGTAGTCCATATTCCGTGCGGGATGAAAAATGCTACGAGGATGGGTTTACCCGTGCCATTGAGGTCGTGAGAGATATTCAGGCCCCACGATTCGCCTACAAAATTCGACAAGCAGGAATGTAGTCATGAGCAAATTAACCCGTGAATTAGTAGCAAACGCCATGCTCAGTAGCCTTGAAAACTACCTGTTTGAGATTCTCGATTCCGTTCAGCATGAAGTTGGCGATCTGCTTACGGCTGAAGATCACTATACCATCAACGCAGTGGTAAGAAGCGCCGTGGAAAAAGCCGCAACAGAAGTGGAGGCCGCCAAATGAGCAACATCGACAAACGCGAATTACGTAAAGCCGCCGAAAAACATGGAGATGACGATATTCTGTCGCTGCTGGATGAGTTGGAAGCCAAAGACCAGACGATTGCTGAGCTGGAGAAAAGCCATGCTCAAGTTATACATGCTCGAGACCATTACAAGAGCATGGTCGACGAAAGATTTCGCCGTATTAATCAGGGTATCAGTCTCAGCATTAATGGTGAGGGCTAACCATGAGCACACTTACCAAAGAATGGCTAATGAAGACAATCGCTGAGCTTGAAGAAGAGCGCGATGCGACGCCAGGTGCAGTAAACGAAGATGCAGCCCGGGCACTGGCGGCGATGAATTTAGCGCTGGCATCGCTCGAAGCTAAAGATAAGATTCCGGAACTGCGTCAGGTTATTTATCATTTCCGCGATTGGAATGAAGGCTTTCCGGTTGAGTGGTTCAAAGCCGACTACGTCATTAGTTGGATGTTGGTAAATTATCCTCCAGCTCAGCCAGCGCCGGTATCTGTGCCTGATGCTATTCATTCTCAAGGCGAAAAGTCAGCCTCTGATGATTACTACGCGCTCGGCTGGAACGCCTGCCGCGCCGCCATGCTTCAGGAGATAAACAATGACCAATAACAACCTAACAGACGAGCGCCTGAGCGCACTTATCCGTGTGGCTAGGGATTCTCTTGAATTGTATGAAATGGAGTTGCCTGTCATTGATGATGTAATGCTAGCGCTGGCCGAACTACAGCAACGCCGCGCCGCCATGCTTCAGGGTGCCGAACCTGTAACGACGGCTTACAAGTTGCCGGCGATTGGTTGGCTACGTGCTGACTATCAGGATGATAATCGTGGTCTGCGAGGTAATGCTCCGCTGTTCGTGTTGGGTAAAAAAGACCCTTCAACGGTGTGGGGGCTGGATTACATCCCGCTTACCAGCAACTCTCCGGTGATTCCGGATGGTTGGGTGATTCTTCCTGCTGAGCCAACCCAGGCAATGATGAATGCGTGGCTATCAGAGGTCGCCAACTGGCGCGGACATGCAGCCGGTTACAGGGCCATGATTGCAGCAGCACCGCAGCAGGAGGCTAAAAATGTCTAATTTGAAGCCAGGGAATGTTTATGTCGAAATATCTCACAATCAGGCTGGAGGCCTTTCCCTCTGCGTAAGCAACGATGATGGAGGGTTCAGAATCTCCGGTGCCAAAGTAGGCGGATGCGAAACTCTGAAGTGTTTCGAGGTTAATGCCGAGGAGCTAATCGAGCAGATTCGTGAGCACGCGAAAAAGGCAACGGCAGAGCCTGAGCATATTGACGAAATCGCTATTCAGGCAGGGATTGACCCAGCCGTGGCTGATGCTTACATGCAGGGATATCACGACGCTGAAGCGCGGAGAGCTGAGCAGCAGGATGCAAACTGATGTGATATAAAACCCCTTCATGGTGGAGGGGTTGCTTATGTCAGAATATGAGAAGCTTTCAGAAGACCTGTACCGGGAAGCGTGTCGAATTGTTGGTGAGTGCTGTCTGATGCTTGCCAGCAATGATGCGGAAACAAACAGAGACCAACTCGTTCACGAATTAAAGCGGCTTCACTGGGAAATCATGAATAGCACGGATGAATCAAATCTGCCGATTTTGCTTGCCATCGAAAGGCTAGCAACCAGCGAGGACTGGAAGAAGCCATACACTGGATGATGCCTAACCCATTCGACGCATAACAAACAGGCCTCTTTGGAGGCCTTTCTCTTCGGTTGATTTTGTTGAATCAACCGTCCATACTTTCTTTGCTGATGGCCTGAACACCCATTGGTGACTTCTGCGCATTTAAGGGGACTTAAATGCGACAACAATCTGAACTCCTCACCTTGTCACAGATGCAGAAATGCACCTGCGATTTTCTGCATTCTGCGGTTTCCGTTAAGGAGGCCGTATGACTCTTCCAGTAG